TTACAGGCCTTACAAGTTATACACTTACTAATTTTAATGGCACAACAGATGAAGCTAGAAACATGGCTTTATTATTTACTGGTACTCCAGCATCTACTGTAACTGTAACAGCGCCACTACAAAACAAATTATATATTATTAAGAATGCCACAAACCAAACCATTAACATGGCAGCTGCTGGTGGAGCCGTTTCATTATCTATTCCATCAGGTGTGACTGCTCAATGTTATTGTGATGCGGCAAATGAATCTGGTTCTGGTACAGGATTTTATTCAGCACAAACAGGATCAGCTGGTAACTTTACTGTCAATGGTAATTTATCAGTTTCGGGCAATCAAACAAGTTCAGGTAATTTTTTAGCGGCAGGTGTATTGGGCGCTTACACAGCAGCCGCATTTACTGGTGGTATTAGTAACGGTTCTGGTGCAGCAGGTACTATACTTAACGTATCTGCAGTATCAAGTGGCACTATATTTATTGGACAAAGAGTTACTGGTTCTGGCGTAACAGCTGGTACGATTGTAACTGGCTTTGGTACAGGCACAGGATCTACTGGAACCTATACAGTCAATACATCTCAACTTGTAGGTGCTGGCACATCTTTAACAGGCGCTGCAAGTGCTATTGCTTCTACACCAGCAGCTGGTGATAATTCAGTGAATATTGCAACTACAGCATTTGTTCAATCAGCTGTAGGCACTATTGGTACTATGGCATCTCAAAATGCTAATGCAGTAGCCATCACTGGAGGAAGTATTGCAGGTGTGGCTATTTCAGGAGCAACCATTGCATCAAGTACCATAGGTGGTCTTACTTTAGGTACAAACGGTACTGGCACTAAAACAATTTCAACAAGCACTCCAACTGGCGGTTTAGATGGAGACATTTGGTATCAGGTAACTTAATTATGGAAAATATTGATTCATCAAATGCAACAGAATTTGAAATAGCAAGATACTTAGGTGAAGCCCCAGCAGGATTTACAGTTTCAAATCAAATAGCAGAACACAGAATTTCTATCTGCAATCAATGTCCAGAAAAAGTTGAAACATTAGGCGTTGATAAATGCAACGTATGTAACTGTATTATTAAATTAAAAACAAAACTAACTCACACAAACTGCCCTATAGATAAGTGGTAATATGCCAAAACTTTATGTAAACCAATCTGGTGTTTGGAAACAAGTACAACTATTATATGTTAAACAATCAGGCGTTTGGAAAAGCGTTGTTGTAGGACTAGTCACACAAAGTGGCATAGGTAAACAATTTTATCCAGATACTGTAGGACCTACTACTTATACTGCTGCAGGCACATATACATACACAGTACCAGCTGGTGTCACTTCAATAAGTTTAGCTGTGACTGGAGGTGGAGGCGGTGGTGCTGCAGGTAATGATGGTGGTTATGTCCATTTTGGTTGGGCAGGTGGCGGAGGTGGATCAGGATATTATTCTACAAGCACCGTATCAGTAACACCAGGTGAAAATTTAACAGTGATAGTAGGCGCTGGAGGAACTGGAGGACCAGGTGGTTGCGGACCAGGTGGTGCTTCTGGAGGATCTGGTGGCGTATCTTCTATCAGTAGAGGCGGCACAGTTCTTGTATCTGCCAATGGTGGCAGTGGTGGAACATCTCCAGGAGGCGGTGGTGGATCTGGTGGCGCTGGCGGCAACCCAGGCTCTAATGGATCTAGCACGCAAGGTACAGGTAGTGGTGGTAATGGTGGTGCTTCTCTTTACAGCGCTGGTGGCGCAGGCGGACCAGGCGGTGGTTGTGGCAACGGTGCAGGATCAGCAGGATCTCGTGGATCAGGTGGAGGTGGTGGCGGAGCTCAAAACGGTTCATGCTGTGGACACCCTGGAGGCGCTGGTGGTGCTGGTAATGTAGTACTTTCTCCTGTAGGTGGTAATGCAATTACATTTAATGCTGGATCTTCTGGCACTTGGACTGTACCAGCAGGTGTGACTTCAGTTAATTTAACCATGATTGGTGGTGGTGGTAACGGTGTAGGTAATTATTCAACACCTCAAGGATGGCCTTCACCTGGCGGTGGTTCAGCTGCTTATTTTAGTAATGTATCTGTTGCAGTAACTCCAGGAGATTCTATTTCATACTCAGTAGGCGGAGTAAATGCTAATACTACGTTTGGCACAAGAACTGCAGGTGCTGGTGGTAATGCACCAGATAGATCTGCCCCTAATGCTTGTCAAGGTGGTGATGGCGGTATAGCTACTGGTGCAGGTGGTGTAAATGGTACAAAAGGTAATAATGGTATATGCGGTGGTAGTAATGGGTATGGAGCTAATTCACCATTTGGTACTGGAGGCGTAGGCGTTTCTTCAGGAAACGGAGGAAATGCTTCTGGTTTCGGTGCAGGTGGTGGAGGTGGTGGTAATAACGCAGGTGGTGGTTCAGGTTCACCTGGATTCATCACATTAACATGGTAATAATATGAAAATACTTATTGGCTTTTTAATTGTTCTTTGTTTACTTATTTGCGTACATAGGGCGCATGCAGATACAACTACGATTAATAATAAAGGTATGCCTGTGCCTAGCGCTATGGCACCTAGTATGTCTGCATTCTCACAAGATGTATGTGCAGTTCCAGTGAGTGCTGCAGGTAATTTAGGTTTTGTATCTTTATCAGGTGGTACAGTATTACTTGATGAGAACTGCGTTAAGATTAAATTAGCAAAAACATTAAACGATTTAGGACTTAAAGTAGCTGCCGTATCGGTGCTATGTCAAGACCCTAAAGTATGGGACGCTATGGAAATGAGCGGCTCACCATGCCCCTACTCTGGATCTGTAGGTAATGCAGCTAAAAAAGCATGGTTTACAAAACACCCAGAAAAATTTAGGAAGCTCTATGGCGAAGATTATACTCTTCCTTCTACTATTAATAATAAGGAGTAATGCTTATGCTTGGTACTGTAATTTCTCAAATACTGAACAAGGTTGGTACTTGGAAGGCTCAATGGTCTGCGAAGGCATCGGAGTTCAAGAAGCACTGCAGCAACATTATTGTGGCTGGTATAGACCGAATGACCCTTACTGTTCAATATATCAAGCTCCAGTTTGTAGCCCTCAAGTTGAGTATCAAACGCTTAGTTGCCCAGTTAATCAATCGGGTGCTATTAATCAAAGTAGGAATTTTGAATGTTCTACACAAAGTTGGACAGCTTGGACAACGACTAGTAACAATTGCACGCCAGATCCTCCAACGTGTATTGAATCTACTGAAACGAGGCAGCTAACGTGTTCAGCTGGTTACGAAGGTTATTTGCAGGAACAAAGAGCTTCTCTATGTTCAGATCCGTATGGTTCTCCAACATGGACTGCTTGGTCAACAATATTAGATACTTGCAAGATGACGACTACAAATATCAACAACCCAGCGAGCCCTATCAGCCCAATCAGTCCCGTAAATCCGAACAGTGTTATCTCACAAAGCATATCAAATACTACGATGACGCAGGTTATAGAGCCAGTTCTAGAAATGAGCCTTGGAACGACTTCTTTACAGGAGTCTCTAACTACGAGCCCGTCCGCCACAACGACTACAGAAAAGTTACAAGTTTCAACGTCAATAGAGCTAAGGCCCGCTCCGCCAGAGGTAAAAGTAGAAACACCTAAGGGCAAAGAAATAGTGCCAGGATTTGGCATAGTATTAAGTATGCAGTTATTAAATGCTCCATACAATATGCAACAGCAACAAGTACAGGAATATATTAGTTTAGAACAGGAAAATGAATATGGACGAATTCAAGAGTTTACTCTCTCACTTTTCTCCGAAACAAATGTTGGTGATAGGTTCGATTCTATTAACCGCAATCGGTGGGCCAATTTATTACGGAATAACCCTCTTCAACGACTTGCAGAGTACGATTGAAGAAGTAAAGAAAATGAGTAATGTAGAAACACGCATTACTGTATTAGAAGACAGATCTAAATCTACTGAGCGTCAATTAGTAGATGTGATGATGTCTAATAATCGTGCTTTAGAAAAGGCTAATGAAGCCTATGGTAAAGCCATTGAAGCCAGCAGTATAGCTAAAACATCCCAAGATAAGATAGCTGATACTGTAGCTAATGTTAAAGAAGATATGAAAGCTCTTAAAAAAGCAGTTACTAACCCACTAGGAAATTAATTATGTTATCAATACTCTCAGGACTCTTAGGTATATTCTCATCAGGCCTACCTAATATCTTAGGTTTCTTTCAACAGCGTGGTGATCAAAAACATGAGCGTGAAATGGCTCAATTACAAAATGCACAAGCCTTACTTATGGCAGAAAAAGGTTTCCAATCTCAAGAAAAGATTGCAGCTATTGAGTTAGAACAAACGAATGCAGAAACTTATGCTCAAGAACGTGTAGCTTTATATGATCACGATAAACAACTTATAGAAAAAGCATCACAAAATGTTGTAGACTTGAACGCCAGAGTCAGACCTTATATTGCATTTACTTTTGTAGGACTTCTTGTATTCACAGATGTGGTAGGTCTTGTATGGGCTATCTGGACAGGTGTAGATTTTGTATCAGCTATGGGTGAAGTATTCTCAGATCAAGAAATGGCTATTGTAGCTAGTATTGTTGGGTTCTACTTCGGTTCTCGTCAATGGGAAAAATACAATAAATAATGCAAGTATCAGAACGTGGCATACAACTTATTAAACATCATGAAGGCGTGCGTAATAGGCCCTACCGTTGTGCTGCTGGGCTTTGGACTGTGGGCGTGGGTCATCTTATTGGTGATGGTAAATCACTGCCTGAATCTTGGAATAGAACTTTTTCAAAAGAAGAAATAGATGGAATTCTTAAACGAGATCTCAAGCGGTTTGAGCTTGGAGTACATAAGATGTTACCTAACGTGCCTCTTAGACAATGTGAATTTGATAGCTTGGTATCTTTTTCTTTTAATCTGGGTTTGGGGTGCTTACAAAGATCAACCGTCCGTCAAGCGTTGCTTAGGGGCGATAAAAAGGCGGCTATGGATTCGTTAGTGAAATACTGCCGTGCAGGTGGTAAAATACTACGTGGACTACAAATTCGTAGATTAGATGAAAAAGCACTTTTTGAAGGTAAATAATGCCA